ATTAACTCTGAACGAGTCAATAAACGTCTGTGAGCTACAAAGGGTGATTCTTGTATAGTCTTTGCACGTTTAGATATTAAGAACTCTTCTGGTGGTACATTTTCTATCAAGACCTTACCATTATTTACAGTCTTTTTAACTTTAACATTATGTGTTCTGTTGGTTTGCATCATAGGCATACCAGTCATAGGGTCTACTGCTGGCATCCCTGTCATTGGGTCTGTAACTTCTACAGCGTTTTCTATGGTTTCTTGACTTACGACCTCAAGCTCTTGGTCTTGCATAAGCATAAGTAGCTCATCATCTGATAAGTTCTCATACTTCTCTTTAGTTACGTCTTTCTTATCATCCCAATAGGCTTTTACAATACCTGTCTTTTGTAATAGTGCGTCTTTAAACCAATTATGTAGAATTAGGAAGCCATCGTTATCTTTATAGAATACCCAGTTACAATATTCTGTAGCTTGTTTAGCAAGTTTCTCATCACCATCATTGACTGGCTGAAACTCTACAACTGCATCTGCTGATGTAAATACACGCATGAGCTGTGGTAATGCACCATCCACTACTTCGGCTACTTCGCCTGTAACTATCTGGCTTTTGCCTTCAACCTCGTTACCATATGGCTCACGAAGGTAGTATTCTAGTGCTGTAGTTCTTTCATCTGTGGTGTCTGTTTCCAAGAAACCTAGCGAGTCATTGATTTCTGCTTCAATGATGCTTTTTAATTTGTTTGAATCAATCATTAAACTATCCAAGAGTTATTAATTTTTAAGGGTTTTTCCCAAGTAGAATCATTTTCATCTAAACCTACAGCTAAGTATCTGAACGCATCACTAGCGTGTGAACACCAATCATGCAATGGTGTGTCAAAGAATACATTACGCTTTTCATCATAGTTACGTCTGTAATTGCGTAGTGCATCTAGTCCTTGCTTAACTTCTTTGTCAAACCAGCATCTAGGAAGTAATCTGCGTACTGCTTGAATTCCATCTGCAACTGGCAATTTCTTGACTACTGTAATCTCTAGTCCTGCTTCTTCTAGCATTTCCTGTCTTGACTTACCTGTGCCTAGTTCTCTTACTACCACATCATGAGGTAACAATTGAGTTGCATCACTCCATCCATTATCACGAAGCCAAGTAACATAAGTATCTAATCCTTGTGAATGATTCTCGTAAAAGTCTACAAGTCTTATCTCTTTACCTACTACTTGTGCGACCCAAATAGCTGTTGAGTCAGATATACCCAAGTCCCATGCACAATAAGTCTTGCTTAATGCTTCTCTAGGAATTGTAGTAATCTGATTCTTTATTTCTAAATCGTTTATGATTTGTCCGTAATAAGAACCTTCTACTGCTGCGTTAAAACTACATTCAAACTCTTGTTGATACTTGTCATCACCCATTTCAATTTTAGCTAACGCAAGCTCTGTAGCAATAATTAATCCTGTTTCAGATGCTTTAAACTCTAATAGTGACCATTGGTCATCACCTTTATCTGCTCTATCTCGTAAGTCTTTAAAATGGTTATTGCCTTTAGGCGTACCAATAAACATAGCCCAACCTAATCGGTCAGTTAATGCTGGTCTAACAACTTCACTAAAGATTAAAGGGTTAATATCCCCAATCTCGTCAATCACTACACCGTCTAAATAAATGCCTCGTAATGAGTCATGGTTATCAGCACCATATAATGAGATGCGTCTACCCATGAAGTCTACTCGTAGCTCTGCTATGTTTGCTACAGCTCCAAGTGGTCTTGTATATTGCAATAAGTAATCCCATGCAATACGCTTACATTGTGCATAGGTCGGTGCAATGTATGCAAATCTTGGACTAGGTTTATCACACAGTAGTGCTGAATGTACCAGTTGATTTATGGCTGATACAGTCTTGCCCATACGTCTATGAGCCACCACTACTGTGAACCTGTTGTCCTTCACCATCTGGTGAATCAACTTCTGTGGATTACGAGGAATATACCCTGTAGATACTAACTCCTCATCATCATTAATTTCTTCAAGCATCTATACCTGTAACAACTTTAATGGAGATAGGCTGCTCTGCATCACCTGTAATTTCTGTAGAAGATAAGTCTGGTAAACTCTTCTTAAGCAGTATCTCTATTGCCTTCATTCTGGTTGGAGTAATATCAATTTCATCTGCTCCAAGTGCATGATTTTGAAGGACATTTATGAGCTGACTTGTCTGGATTTTAGTCCGTACTTCTTCTTGATGTTTTTTGCGTAGACGTTCTGCCATGATGTAACTCCATTACTGGGTCATTACCTTTGTGTGTAAAAAATTGTTAAATACTACATACAAACCATGTTATATGGAATGTATTAAATGTTAAAGTATATTATCCCAATAAGCTCTTATTCTTATTGGCAAATTCTTTAGCATCTTCTTCCATTACCTTGTGGTTTAGACTGCCAGATAAGGCTTCTGCTAATGCGTCAGCTCTTGCCTTTCTTTTGGCAATATACTCTTTACTGAACTTTGGTAGCGTCGTAGATGTTTTTTGATATTCTGCCACTTTTGTACTCCTCCTCTAAAGCCCTTGTTAGTCTTGGGCTAACCTCATTTTCGTTTAATTTTGGTATTTTGTCAAGTGGTACAACTTTTGAATTACCTTTTCCAAACGAATTATTAATAGCTCTAATGCTAACTCTTGGGTCATCTTTATATATTTCTCTTAATTTAAACATTGTATCATAAGAACCCATATGCGTCTTAAGGTGTTCATTTAATGGCACAGTTCTACCAGATTGATAGTTTTTTTCCATTTTCATAGCTCTAGTTAAAGCACCTTTTCTTAAAGCCTCTTCTGGGTCACGATATGTATATACAATATCTACATCTCTATTAGCATCTAATGCTTGCTCAATCTTTTTAACTGATGACTTTAAGCCATTCATGTTTGTGTCATAGATAATATTAGCTTTATCTGCTAAAGGTTTAAGTATAGGTGATTGTTGAATTGCAGATGTTTTTCCTGCTCCAGTTCCGCCTGCTGTAAATAATACAGCGTTATCAAATCCTTTTGGCACTGGTTCTGATAACTTTTTAGCATACCATTTTTTAGATAACTCACTAGCTCCTTCATGAACTAATGCTGATTTATTTCTATTTTCTCTATATATTGGATATACTTCTCGCCAGTTATCTGTACTATTTATTCTTCCACCGTCTGTAAAGAATGGTGACTCTGGGTCAGTAAATGATGTATACATTTTAGAAAATTCATTAAAATTGTTATCTGCTTGTTCAACATATGGGTCTAAAGGACTCCATTCTTTTTTATAAAAAGGAGCTTTTGCACCTTCTTTAGTCACTACTATTTCTTTACCAGAGGTATTATGCCTTAATGTAACTGTATCTTGTTTTCCTGCTGGCACTGGTTTACCAAAATCTACAAAATCTCCCAATAGAGATTCGTTTGGTGATACAACATCAAATTCTTTGGTGTAAAAAGGAGATTTTGCGCCTTCTTTGGTAACGACTATTTCTTTACCCGATGTTTTGTGTCTTAAATTTACCGTATCTTGCTTGCCTGCTGGAATTGGTTTACCAAAATCTGCAAAATCTTCTAGTAGGCTATATGGTTGTGGAGCTACCATATCATTTGCACTAGCAGCTTGACCCATACTTTTCCCAGTTACAGAGTCTGGTACAATTTGTTCCATAGTAGCTCTGGAAGTGGTTGGGTTATATCTGGCTCTGCCACCTGCTGTTAATGGTAATACTAATCCTTCTAACATAGGAGCAATAGGCACTAGATTTCTATTAGCAAATTCACCTATTTGTTGTACTCGTTGCTGACCAACTTCTGTTCTTGGAGCATAGGTATTACGTTGCATAAAGTTCATGATTTCTTGTTCGTATGGATTTGCGCCATTATTTTGGTAGGCAGCAATAGCTCCACCTATAGGAGCAGCAGCACCAGAAACTATACCTGTAGCTGCGGATAAAGCAGCTTCACCAGCGCCACCATATTGTTGAGCTGCATTTTTGCCAAGTAATTTTAGAAGTTCGTAAATATTCATATATGATTAACTTTGTTTAAGTTACGTTAAATTTATTTTTTTATTTCTATTTGAGATAGATTTTGCTTTGGCTTTAGCATCCGCTTTAGATGACGCACCCCAAGCCTTTAAAGATAGTAATAGTCTTGTAGGTTCTCCAGTAGGTTTACGTTCTGGTCCTGCCATATTACCCATACGAGCTAAAAATGATGCACGTCTAGGATTATCACCTGACTTTACTGGTGCTTTTAAATTGCCACCTGTTTCTTTATTGTAAGAGGCACGACCTTTGGCGTTCAGTCCACCTTTAGGGTTCTTACCTGTTTTCTTTTGCCAAGCTGCACTCATTTCTTTTTAGGCTTTAAGTCTTTAGAATGTACTAGCTTTACAGAAGTCTTGCTATGTTCTTTGCCTGTGAATAAACCATTAGGCATTTTATGAGTAGCACCTTTGAACTCTGTGCCATTAGGTAAGTAATGTTTAACGCCCTTCATTTCTTTGCCTTCTTAACAGGCTTGGCTGTCTTTGCTGCATCCTTAAAGTCTTTTGCTGAAGGAGCTTTGCTAGAACCCACCTTATTCATTTTTTCCCCAGAGCCTTGAGCAATACGTTTTTTCTTTGCTGCGATATTTGCATAAAGACCTTGTTTAGTAGCCATTTTTTTTACCTTTTTTGTTTGCCATTGAAAGACCAATTGCAATTGCTTGTTTTGGGTTTGTTACTTTTTTAGATGACTTGCCCATGTTTAATTTACCAGCACTAAACTCTTTCATTACTTTCTTTACTTTCGCTGTTTTGTCTTTCATCATTGCTTTCATGTGGCTTCCTTAATTTAATAAATGTATCAAACTGACAATTTTGGCAAACAGGGTAACCAGTTGAGTCGTATGCTTCACCGCATTGTTCACAAACATTGACCATAAAAAAAAGCCCTATTCAAGTAGGGCGAGTTGGAGATTACTAAATGAGTGGGCGTAATTATCCCATCACCAACGATTATACCATGAAAATGGGTTCTGTCAAACGCTTTAAGCATTGATACGACTTTCTGCTATTGCAAAATATTTACTATCTAGCTCTATGCCTATAAAGTTTCTGTTAAGGTTTTTACAGGCTATCCCTGTAGTTCCTGAACCCATAGTAAAGTCTAAAACTGTATCATTTTCTTGAGTATAAGTTTTAATAAGATATTCAATTAATGCTACTGGTTTTTGTGTTGGATGAACTTTGTTTTTGTCCCTATTAAATTTAATTATATTTCTAGGGTATCTTTCACCTGTATTTTCAGTTATATATCCACTCATGCTTTCTCGAGAACCTTGTCTTATTATTGCACTATCATTAGTTTGGTTTCCACTTTTGCAAGTATATGGTTTTCCAATTTCCATTTGTGGATTAAAACATTTTGTTTCTTTAGGTGTATATGTAATGGGGAAATTTCCAAATATTAATATATTTTCTACAACCCTAAATGGTTGATATTTTACTGATGCAAAATTTGTTCCATTGTCTTTTTCCCAAATCCATTCATATTTAAACATTTTAGGGTTAGACATAACTAAAGCTGAAGTAAATGGTTGGCTACTAAATAAAACAATAGCTTTATCTTGTTTAATAATTCTATTTAATTCTTTCCACATAGGTTCAAAAGGAATAATAGCATCCCATTTACAAGCTGTAGTTCCATAAGGTGGGTCTGTAATGATGGCATCTATACTAGCGTCAGGTATATCCTTCATTAACTCTAAACAATCACCATGCAATAATTTAAGCATTTATTC